CGCACGGGCCTTGGCTGGCGCGCGGGCGGCAAGGATCGACGCTTGCGGCGCGTTCAGCATGGGCGAACCCTGCCAGCGCCGCCCGCCGCCGCCAGCTTCAATCTGGCGCTTTTGCATCGGCCCCGTGATCCGGGTCAGAAGGGTGCCAATCCAGCTCACCGGGCGCACTCTATTTCCGCCGCAAGCGCCTCTTCGAGCAAGACCACCAGTTGCGCACTCATTGAGCGCCGATTTCTCTTCGCCGAATCCTTCAATCGCCTGAAAAGTTCGCTGGGCAATCGGATCGTCGTCTTCTCGGTCATGCGGCTACTCCTATCTGCACAACATGGCACGGTGCCATGCTTGCGTCAAGAAAAAAAATGTGGCACGGTGCCATCATACCAAGGGAATCGCCATGACAGTGCCGACAAATCGCGAGAGCGAGAAATATATGCTTCGGCTGCCCGCCGGGATGCGTGATCGCATCAATGCCGCAGCGACACGGAACATGCGCTCAATGAACGCTGAAATCGTCGCTGTTCTGGAAGAGAAATTCCCGGTTCCGACGATTTCCCAATATCTCGCGGAAAAGCTCGGGACAGACAGAATTCTCGAATTGATTAACACGGAAAAGGCCGATCTGCCCGCCGCCATCCTCAAGATAAACAGGCACATGGAAGGTGGAGACATTCCGGTGCGCTTCGTATTGCGGAAAGGGAATGTCAAGGTCGTTGCAATCGGCGAGTTCTGGGCGGAAAATATGGCAATAGAAGGTGAGGTTAGCGAATGAATAGCTGGCGGAAAGCGGTCGATTCGCGCCCTTTTCTGACTTTCATCTTCGCATCCAGCTTGACGCCAGCACCGGGGCGCGCTTCGGCGCAGGTGCAGTTTCGGTCGAAAGATCGGCGCGGCGCTGGTCATAGTCCAGATTGAGCAATCCCCGCGCCGCAAAGGCATAGACCACACAGTCAAGCGCCTCGGCCCTTCGGCCTGGAATCCGAACAAAGCTGCGCGTCGGCTGGCCTCGGCTGTAGCGCACCACAGACCGTTCGGATGCAAGCTGTTCAAACCAGACCGGGGGCAAATCGGCGGAAAATCGGATGCTGCCCGTCTGCGCCAGCCGCCCGAACAATTTCAGCTTTACCGTGTCCACCCCGACAATCCACAGCCGCGCGCCGGTCTTGGTCTTGGAACCCGCCCGTTCAATCATGGGGCGGTTGCCGGGTGCGCCCTTGATCGCCATCACCTTGCGCCGGGTCCGGGGCGTCGCAAAGGCGGTGACATGGTGCATGGAAACCCCGTCGCCCGCGTCTATCGCGCAGGCGTCCACCCCGATCTTGCCGCCAAGGGCATGGGGAAAGCGGGAACCAATCAGCCCGTCCAGTTCGGCCCAGGTTTCCTCGGCGTCATACTGCCCCCAGATCACCCGATGCCCCAGAACAAGCGCCACGCCGCCTTCGGTCCAGCCCAGATAGGTGACTTCCAGGCGGTCATGCTGCACGTCCACCCCAACCGTCAGCGCCAGCACATCGGCGGGAACGGCGGCAAGTCCGAAGGGTTCGGCGCGGGCCATCAGCTCATCTTCGGCCAGCTCATCGCCTTCGCTGCGCCAGCCTTGGCCAAGGATCGTGTTCACGAAGGTTTGCAGCGTGGTCGGATCGTCCTTCGCCTGGACGAATTCCACCGCCAGCTTGCCCCAAGCCGCGTTCGAGTGCAGCGATATCAGGGCGTTCATGCGGAACCCGGCGTGGCCCCTGACTTCGGGCCGGGTGGCGCGCCATTGGCCAGCCGCGACCATTTCGGGCTTGTGCCGTTCCGATACCTCTGCGGCGCAATGCGGGCAGCGCCAGCGGGCGGTTTCGGGCGCGCCTGCATCCCAGATGATATCGGGCCAAAGCAGTTCACTCATCGCCCCACATTCCGGGCAAGGCACCTCGTAAATCCGGGCATCAGACCGCGCATAGGCGCGCAGAACGTGGCTGGTTTCTTCATGCACCGGCGTCGATCCAAGCACGATCTTGCGGTCGGGGAACGACATGGTGCGGCGTTCGGCCAAGAGGATCGGCGAACCTTCGGCGGTTGCTTCCATGCCGTCGGCTTCATCCATGAACAGCACCCGGACGTTGTGACGGCGCAGGTTGCGCGGCGCTTTCGCTGCGACCACTTTCAACGATCCGCCGGGGAAACGGCGCGACAGAAGCGTGTTGCGCCCGGATTCGTCCTGTGCATCCGACAGGACGGCGGCAAGCGCCGGCGACGCTGCGAAGATCGGTTCGATATCCGACACCATGTAATCGCGGCAATCAGCCTCTGCTGGTAGAAGGCAAAGGATTGGCGCAGGTTCATTGGCCACGAAACTTGCGACGGCGCTGGTCAGAAGCGTGGTGAACCCTACCCGGACGGGCTTCACCAGGGTAACACGTTCGATTTCCGCGTCGCCTATGGCGTCGGCAATCTCGCGCTGAAAGGGCCAAAGCCGCACCGGGCCGGGCAAGGCAGACACGCCATCGGGCAGCACGATTTCTCGCTCGATCCATTCCGACAGGCGCAGGCGGGGCGGGGGGATCAGGGCGCGCAGCGCCTGCTTTGTGATCTGGTCAAGCGTCGGCATTGCCAAGTTCCTGCAAAGCGTCGCGCAATTCGCGGTCGATCATGGTCACGTCGCTGGTGGTCAGGTGCTGCATGGACTGGCGCAGCCGGGAAGGCACCGCCAGCAGCCGGGAACGCAGCGCGCGCAGGGTATCGGACCAAGCCCGTTCCACTTCGCTTGCCGGGACGTATTCGCCGCGCAGCACGGCGTTTTTCAGGGCCTGCGCGTCGGCCTGTTCCCGCGCCAGCCGCGCCCGTTCTCCGGTCAGGTTCAGCACCTGTTCTTCGCCGCCGCGCCCGCTTGCCGTTTCGCGCAGACCGGCGATATAGCGGCGGGTGCTTTCCTCAAGGTCATAGGCATCATGGCCAAGACGAACCACAATATCGCGCTTGCCAAGGGTGGTCAGCATCCCCGGCGTGATGCCGAAAAGGTCACAAAGGTCGGAACCGCCAATGCGATGGACGGGCTTCTCGCCCCCCAACCCCGGCAGTTCCGACATGATCCGCATCTTTTAACCCCTTGTAAATTTCTGCATAGCTTCAAGCCTCGCGCCTCGCCCCCCCGTATAGGTCAGGGCTGGGAAGGACCCCGCCCTAGCGGGGGTTCCAACCCCATAGGGGTATGGGGATATATTGGAACAGGGGGTTGGACGGGGGTTGGAAGGGGGTTTGGCACCCCCTTTGGCACCCACTTTGGCAGGGGGTTGGAAGGCACTTTGGAAGGGGTTGAAAGTCATGCTGCCACCTCCAGAAACTGCCGCCGTTTCGATGCCGGACCTTCCTTGCCAATGCGAATTGTGCCCCTCGACAGCAGGGCTTCCATCGCGCCTTTGAGCGCGGCTTTCGTCACGCCCTCAGCCTTGGGATTCGTGGCAAACACCTTGGGGGCATAGGTCGGCCCGCCCGCATGGTTCACCTTGCGGCCTTGCTCGGCAAAGCTGCGCAGCAGGGCCAGGAACACCCGTTCGGCCTTTGCGCCGACGGCCATCCGGTCAAGCCCGGTCGGGCTGGCCTCTGCCACGAAAACACCCGCCTGCCACTTCATTGCAATCTCGCCGCCGACGGCCCCGTAGTTCGCTTTCTTGGTGGCCAGTATCCGCGCGTCGGGGTCGGGTTCGTATCCTTCCTGAATGACGCGGGACAAGTAGAGCCGTGAGCGAACGCTGTTATTCCATGCGGTGCTGCCAGAGGTGCCAGAGCCGCTGTTCAGGCCCGACAGGCTCGGGTGCGCCAACAACACCACCGCGCAATGCCGCTTGAGCGACAGCCCGCGCAGGATGCCGATAAACTGCCGCACCTTGGCGCGGTCGTTTTCATTGGACGGGAAAACATCGGCCAGCGTGTCGAGCACGATCAACACCGGGTTTTCCAGCGCGGCCCGCGCGTCCAGTTCCTCGAACAGAGCCGACTGGATCAAGGCAACTTGGGTTTCCACCGCAAGCAAGGCGTCTTCGCCTGCCAATGAACGCAGGGTCATGCCCGCCACAGCGTCATAGGTCAGACCGGCAGAGCGCAGAATGTCGTCAACACGGCGGTGCAGTTCGTCGTCGTCGTCTTCGGCGCTGATAAAGATCACGCCACCCTGTTGCACCGGCCTGCCAAGCCATCCGGTGCCCGTCGCGGCCCCGATTGCGAGTTGCAGGGCAAGCAGGCTCTTGCCCGTGCCACCATCACCGCCAAACAGCGTGACGGTCTTCTGCGGCACCAGATCAGGCACCAGCCACTCGCGTGGCGGCACCGGCTTATCCTTGAGCGTGGCGGCGCTGTAGAAGCGGCTGGCCCGGTCAGGCTTAGGAATGATCGCGGCCACTGTCGCGCGCCGCTCGGGTGCGGTGCTGCCGGTGTCTTGCATATCGTCGGCGTAGGCGTCCAAGGGCGGCAGCGGCACGTCATCCATGCCGACATCGCCACGATCATAGGCCCGCCGTGGCCCCGCCAAATATTGTTCACGCGGCTTATCCCGCCCCGCGCGACGGTCACGGTTGTCCCGATAAGCGATTGCAGCCTCTTGGA